TGCTCCGATAAATCTCAGAGACTGCGCTCCAGTGGTCTCATTACTGACCGTCCAGCTTTGAGGGGCTAGCGGGACGATAACGTCTCGCGTAGTGGTCAGGCTGATCGTGCTTGTAAACCTCAGTACCTGATTGCGCGCCTCGGCTGCGGTGAGCGTGATATTCGCGTCCGCGGTCATGCTGCGGCTGAGCAACCCAGCTACATGCAGCGGCTGCACCCAAGCCCTCCGGTCTGTGTAGCTGGTCACGGTGGTCGCGTTTGTCACAACCTCGTAGAGCGGGATTCGGCCGGCGGTGAATCCGGTGGTGTTGCGCGACACCGAGCCTGCCCTAGTTGACTCGACGAAATTAGTGGCGCTGGCAGTTAGGGCGACCGACGAATTACTGATTGCCGTCAGCGCTCCATCGACCAGCATTTCTCCGCCGTAAAAGCCCCAGGTTAGAAGCCCTGTCGTAGATGCTCGACGGCCGAATAGGATAGACGGGCTTGATGCGTCAAAGTAGCCGTTAGCCGTGACTTCTTTTTGGCTTTGCCCCTCGGCGATATAGTCGGGGACGCCGCTTGATCCGCTTGAGTCAGCCATTAGTAGTCGATCCGCAAGTTGTCGAAAAAGTAGTTAAACGCGCCAGTCGCATACAAGGCGAACTGACCAGCGCCGGTGAAAGCGTTGTCAGTAACAGAAATTCGTTGAAAGTCGTTAATGAATACTCGGTGCAGATTTCCATTAACCTCAATTCGCATTCGGAACGTGCCAACCGTTGGACCGGCTATTAAAATCGAAGCAATGTCGGTTTCTGTACCGCCCGACGTATTGTTGCCGCCTCTTTTTAAATCAAGACGAATACCACCGGTGCCTGGGGTAAACATAGCCGCATAAGCATACGAGCCAAAATTATTCGACCATGCAGTAGTCCTGTAAACAACCCCCTGAAAAAATGATCCCGCTTGGTTTGTGCAGTCTACTTCTAGCGCAAAATTTGCAGCGCCTAATGCTGTATCCAGTCGGCTCCAGGCTCGACCGAATGATCCAGGATTAAGCGCATAACGCAGACTGTTAATCGAATGAGTAGGCGGGCCATTGCCGAATAGGGTATGACCATCTAATGAGCTGTCGTCCCAATTACGAGCGAAAGGCAAAAGCGGAGCACTAATTACAGCGTCTGCAATTTCCCCTCGCCCGTACCTATTGGACTTCTGCCATACTTTTAGGCGTACCGTCTGCCAGGGGAAATTGGTCGTTGCGATTTGCGTTTCAATGGGGATCTCCCATGACCGCTGACCAAAATCGGACAAGTAGAAAATCCGAATGTCCCCGCTAGTGGTTGTTACCTCGACGTCGTAGACCTCTTTTCCCTCGTCAAGCGGAACGTCCCCCCCATCCTCCCACGCGGCGTTTATCCTTGCCCTCCGCGTCCATCGGATCACGTAGACATTATTCGCCCCCCGGACAGCCGAGAGAAGAACGGGGCTTAGAGGCCGAAGCGCTCTGCCTTCATGTCTTACCGTCTGGTAGTACGAAATATCTCGACGGCCACCGAGCGTACTGGCTACGTACGTCCACTGCCCACGCTCATCAATTGCATCAACCTGTATCCGTCTGATGGACTGAGGCGTGAGTAAAACAAAGCGCTCGCCCGCCACATGCGAGGTCGCCACGTCGTTTGTTGCAAGCCTTGCTCTAAGCAACCCCTTTAGACGATACGTTGTGCCGCTGATTAAAGTCGCGTCCCGGAATTGGACAACCTCGTCTCCGATGCAGGCGACGTTAGCGCCGTTCAACACAGCGACGTCGGTCACGCTCGATAGAGTGCCACTCAACAACTCTACGTCAAATTGGCTATTCATGTCCCAAGCGTTGGGGCCGGACCAATTTGGGAGAGCAGTTACCGTACGCCCCAGAGTGCCGCTTATGTAAATGCTTAGCTGGTAGTCCCACGTCGTCCCGTTGATGGGTCTTCGTTCGACGGCCGCGCCGGTCCAACGACTACCCCCAAGCGCAAAGACCGCAGCGTATACACCTCGGTCATCATCATCTGCCCTTAGAGCCGGCAGGTTCATCACCTCGAGGTGAGTCATCGCCGGAAGGGTAATGCCGACCCCGGGAGGCGTTAGACCCGGAGTGGCAGTTGCCGAGTACACAATCCCGGAATGGTCTACCGCCTCGAAATTGACTAGAGGCCCGGACTCCGACTTGCGAACAATGCGGACACCAAAATTAGCGGCAGGCGTAACTAGCGAAACAATGTCGCCCGGTTCGAGGTGCGACCATTTACGAGTTGTCGAAAACTTGCGCTGGTTACGAGCGACCCATGCCTCAGTCAACAGTATTTGAGCGGCATCGGCTGCGCGCTGATCGGTCAGGGCAACAGGGATATCCAATTCGATCACCTGCTCGCTGCCGGTGGTCATCCGCCTAGCGCTTTGTGCGCTCACCTGATAGTCGGCCCCTGTGCTTCTATAGCGCAGAGTGAGACGCGCAGGCAGGTCAGTTTCTTGGGAGCGAGAACTTTCGATCAGATCAACCGTATCGTCCGTGGCCGATGCCCCGAGATCGTCTGCCGTGATGGTCGCAACAGTGCTCCCGTTGCGTTGTGAAAATCTCAGCTTGGCGTCTGACTCAACACCGAAAAACGGATACACCCTTGACAGGGCTTCAATTGCCGACCGGGCCGTTTGAGATTGAGACAGGCCATATCCGACAACGGGGTCTGTGAGAGTGGCTGTATCCAATTGACCAGCCGTCAAGCCAGCCCTTTGCGCCAGCGCAGAAACCACACCGCCCACAGTCCTAGTGGTCGATGGCCCGCCGCTTAAACGGCTGTAGATGTAGATATGTCGCTTAGCCGGCGGTGAACTATTTGAGGTGTCACCTGTAATACAACACAACCCGCGATCCGCATAAATTGAAATGTAGTCAGCATCGAAACTGGCCGGCAGAGACGGGCGGTTAGGCGGTTCGCTAGAGTAAAAAAGCATGTGCCGGCGTAAAACATTGTCCCTGCCTATTTTGTAAACGCCTACGCCAGTATCCTCCCCATAAGCTGAAGGTGTGCACCATATATGCTCTAAGTCGCTTTCCATCATTGCGACTTCTTTACGGCCAGACCTTTGAGTTACCGGAGACAATCCAAATGCGACGCGATCTTCGCCGTTTAAAAAACTTGTCGTCCCGCTTTTAACAACATCAATAGAAATGCCGTTGTAACGAAACAAAAAAAACTCTGTTGCAGGCCCATTCGCAATGGTACTGGTCAATACAACGTAATGGGCAAAATCAACACAAGCGATTAAAGCGACGATTAGTTTTCCTTCAATCGGCGTGCCGACTATCAATTTTTTATCGTTGTCGTTTTCCCAGCCAGTCAAATACAACTCTGGCCTTTCTGGGTCGTTTGCATTCCAGTTTAGATTCCCGGTTTCTCCAAGGCGCCATACGCCAAAATCAAACTCCTGGTAAAACGAAGGGAGGTATATGTCTGCACTTGTTAGGTGCGATGACCCAATGTAGTTTCCCGTATAGTCGTAAAGCCAAACCGGAGGGGCTATCAATTTGTTGAGAGTCCTGGGCTGTTCAGCAATACGAATAACTCCGTTAGAAAATCCGCATATAACAGTTTGTGGAATCGCCTTTGAGATCGGCGAGTTAAATTCCGTCGAAAGCACTCGGAAACCCGGAGCGATACTGCCGCTTTCGACTACCTCAAATGTTAAATTGGGTATGCGGTTGCCAAAATCCGCCAGCTCAAGGTCGCGGAAAACCACATACGCTAAGCCTCTGTATGCTGGCACGTTGCCAACGCCGAGAGCCGTCTCGATTGTCGGGTCGGGGAGTTGAGTGTTGGAGCCGACATAGACTGTCATAGACTCGCCGACTCGAATACTCCCGGTGATTGCCTCGGCGTCTGCCGTCTCGCTCACGTCGTAGACGAGGCGAGAGTCTGCCCAAATTCGGAGCACCCCAGAGATTGGACCTTCGCACAGGCCCACGGCAAAGCTTGCGCGGTATGAGTACTCAACCGCTGTTTGACTAGGGCCGCCTTTACCCCCGGCGTCCCGTTCGGTTCGGGTTTCGATTAGATCGGTTGACCATATGATGTTGCCGGCCAGCCTCCACGATCCATAAACGACGGGGATCGTCAAACCGAGCGTGCTTGACTGGACCGACAGCTCACTAAGCCGTGGCCCTTGGGAGACAATCTCTTCCGGGAACAACCACCACCCGGCAGCATTGCCGATGGCGGAACCAATGGCCGCGCCGAACGGGCCGCCCAATGCAGCGCCGGCCGCCTGACCGATTAGAGTCAGTCCAGTCCGTGCGATTGAATCACTCACCTGCAACCCCGGGCAAAGAGAACGCTGCGACGATCCTCGAGCGCCACGTGTCGTCTAGTTGATGCTCAACTACCGCACGCGCGGGAGCGCTTGCGTGAATGACCGAAAAGCCGCCGTACAGATACGGGGCAACAAACGCTAGGTGAGTTGGGTTTTGATCGAACCGCATCACGGCAACATCGCCAGCATCTAGGTCGGAAATATTGATGCGGGTCATGTAACGGGTACAAAGATCAATCATTGACCGGCCATCGGCCTGACGATCATACGGCGGGAGAGTGATGGACGCAATGAGTCCGACCTCTTTTGCCACCCCCGCGATTAAACCCACACAATCACAAGCCGCCCCCTTGACACTGGCTTGATGCTGCCAGCGCGTGCCAATCCAGCCGCGGGCAGCTTGCACAATGTCACCCCGGCTCGCCATTACGTGCCACCGTAACGTAAGGTCTTATCGACCCCCGGGACGTGAGGGAAGCCCCGGAAGTTAACGAGGTTGTTGAACTTGACTTTACAATGGTCCGTCGTTTTGTTGCAGCCCTGGACGACCGAGAATTGATCGCCGATCAAAACGTTAGACGGCATGGGCAAAAACAACGTGACGCCGCCAGAGCCCGTATTTGATCGGACCTCCATTTGACGCCCGGCGTTTTGCCCCGAGGTCCACGTCAAACGACCTCCAGCATAAACATCTACCGCACCGACGAGGGCAGACGCAACAAACTGCCGGTTATCAGTGACCGACGTGACAGTCCCTGTCCCGGTTACTCCGGCCAGATTGACGCCGCACCTAGAGTCACCCAGGTCCGCATCGCAGGTCGGTAAATAGGTCCGGGTGATGGTCCGCTGTAGCGCGTTCATCAACCCCCTAACCTCGACCTGCCACGAGCCCTTTGATCGAGAGACCTCGCCGAATTGCCCAACGCGCAGGACCATCTCGCCCTGGGTCAGGTCAGAAACATTAACGTGAGACACCCGCACCTGGGCGCCATCCCACAAGCCCGCCTCTAGGTCGGCCTCGGTGATATCTGGCCCGCTCAACAGTCCGAGCACGTCAAGGTTATCCGTTGCCAGGTCGGAGGTGGATTCAACCGCTGACGCGCTGGCACCGGTTGCGGCTTTGTAAAGCACGCCGCTATACGAGATATCAATATCCGAGTCGGTGAATCCGAATACCTGTTGATCTCTGCGAGTGACGCGGACTATGGTCCTGATCGTCGTGACCGGCTGTGCGATATGACTAAGAAGACCAGCAGAAATACTCTTCACGTGCGCAGCTCGATCAAATTGGTCTGCCAACTGTAGAGCAGTTCATTTTGAGTGCGGTCGATAATCTGTATGCGCGCTTCATCGGATTCAAAGCGGACCGGGACGTCGAACTCCCCCGCCCACGTAAGGGCGTCTGTCGGCTGAGGGAAAAATCTAGCCGTCCCTCCAGTGGCAGTGAGTCCAGTGGTTGAAGTGCTAATCGTAATGTTAGCCCCACCCACACCAGTCACCGCATGGCTGCGCCCGTTCAGAATGGTTGCAGCGGTGCCGGTCACACCCTCGATCCATATGCGGCCGCCAAGGGCAAGATTAGGGGAAAGGGCGGTTGCCAGCGTCAGGGCGTGCGATGCGCCGACGGTGTGCGTATTGATTACGCGATTCTGGTCATTGACAAACGTGATCACGCCAGTCGTAGTGTCAATTGAGATATTGCCGTTCGCCGAGCCAACTGTGACCGGCGATCCGTTGCGCAAAACAATAACT